TTATCCCTGCTTTGCCCCATCTAACCACTTGAAAAATACCTCTTTCGGAACCTTAATCAATCTCCCGATCCTAACGACATGAAAAGGAGGATCGTTCAATAGCTCATAGGTTTGCCGACGACCGATATTCAGAATAGATTGTATTTGTTTAGGCTCCAGCACTTCCGGCAGGTCTTCCCTTTTGATTAGTGAACGGTCCACTTCTATTCCTCCTCTGTCCCCTTCTCAACGGCTATATTCATATCGAGTGCAAGCTTGTAAAAGGCTCGCCATCTAATCTTGTCGTACTTCTTGCTGCCAATAGGCGGTTGAAAACGGAAATTGTAAACATGATAATCCGTGATGTAATCCGCATCCTCGCAGATGTACCTTTCCCGGATCAAGAACCGCTCCATCGACGGCAATCGTGCTACGTTTCGCTCCACCCATTCGCAATATTTTCGCTTGGCCTCTTTCGAATCTACGTTGTGAATTGCGATATCCGCCGTCTGATCGCTGATCTTGCCGGATGATCCGCCTTCCCGAAGTTCGTAGCTGGCCGTTATCTTGGCCTCCCGGCCTTCGTCGGCTGTCAAGTATTTGTACAAGCGATACGTTTCCATGGCCTGCTCGACGGCCTTTTGTGTTCGCCTCCGGTCCAACTCCGGCAGGAAGTCGCCGCCAAATGAAAGCTGCTTTCCCATGGTTCACCTCTGTTTGGAGGATTGCCCCGCCGAAGCGGGGCGCTATGCTTAAAACGGAAGGTCGTCATCGTTGACCGGTGGCTGTTCCGGTTGTTCCTTTGTCTCGGCTTCTGCTTTCGCTGCTGCTTCGGCTTCCGCTTTTGCTTGTTCCTCTTTTTCTTTCTTTGTTAGGCGTCTGGAACGGCCTTTTCCGGTGCTGGGAGCCTCTTCGGGTGTTGGCTGCTCCTGCGGTTGCTCCTGCTCCTGTGCGGGTTCCTGCGGCGTCTCATGCTGCTCCTCGGGCACTTGTTCCCCGTCTACCTGCTCCGGCTGTTCTTCTCCCGGTTCCCCTTCTGCCTGCTCTTGTTGCTCCTCCGGCTGTGCCTGCTGCTCGTCTTCCTGCTGCTGACTTTCATCGGATTTTTTCAGGGCATCTTCTACTGTGACCTGCTCCCCTGTAGGTTCTGCTCCTTCGTCGTCGTCATGGCCGCTTCCATAGTCCTCAATTTCCTTTTGGGCCGACGAAATTTCCATGAATCCAGCACCGGCCTTTTTCAGCTTGTGCAGCGCGATGATTTGTTCGTCCGTCAGGTCGCCACGTACGGAAAATTTTAGAATGATGTCGTTCTTACCGTTTGTATTGAAGTCGATGAAATTTACCTGAATAGAAGTTTTCATGTTAAATCGCTCCTTTGGATTTACGTTTTTTGGTTTTTGGTGCTTTTGGACTTAAAATGGCCTCGATCACTTCTGCCTGCTCTTTCGTCTGGACCATTCCCTTATGAAGTGCTTCGGCTATTCGCCCTAGAATAAAGGCATCATTGATATTGTCACTTTTATGAAAAAAACCGAAATGATGCCGGATTCCTTCTTTTACCGCTGCTTTTTTCTCCTTGCCTTGAAGCCGCCGCTTGCTGCCCTTCTCTCCTGTCCAACCGGAGACGCCGACAAACTTCTTTACCTGATCGGGTGCGGCTTCGTGGTACTTTATTCCACGGGCATCAAGCGCCATTCTAATACCCCACCCGATGCCTCCGTTTTGAACAGCCTGCTGCGAAGCGAAGCCGAAACCTTCGATACAAATCACGTCGTCTGGAAGTATTTGAGAAACGATGTCCTCAATCATGGTCCGCATCCTTAATGGATCTTTGTCTCCAACTCCGGTTATTTCCTTAGCTCGAATCAGCTCGCCGGAATAGTCAAACACAACAAACCCGGTCTTGGTACTTGGGTCAATTCCTACGAAACGCATCAGTCATACACCCCCATATTAACCTGACTCCACGGGATGCGGACGGCGATTTTCAGGTAATGCTCCCGTTCGTGGTATCTAATCGATTTTCGATAATGCATTGCCGTTTCTGCCCGGATTTCCGTGAGGTGATTCTTGCAGAGAGGAACAAGCGCCCATGTTCCATTTTGGGTTTCGTCGCAGCCGGGATACGCGCATTTTTGTTTTTTCTTCATAGCTGACCACCTTCCCAGTTCCAAAGCCCTTGCATCCCTTTGGCCGGGATAGGCTCCGGTAGCTGCTGGACATCGGACAATTCCCAAGCATATCTACCATTGTCGTACCAACCAAACTTAAGTTCATTTCCGCCAATTTCGATCCATTCATGATTGCTGTCGCCCGCATAGAGTGAAGTGATTCCTTCGAACACATCGATTTTCAGACAATTTGATATTTTGCACGTTGCTATGATAGCTCCGGTTGGTAGATTGTCCGCCGAATATCCATGCTTAGAAAGTACAGAGCGGAATGGTTCGGTCTCGCAAAGCTCCCGATCTACCTTCATCCCGGCATGTATTGCCAGCGGACCGCGATACTTTCGTCTCCAAGACCGCGTTTCATATTTTTTTTCACCTAGAGCAATCAGGGTCGCCCATGGCTGTATAATCGTTATGGCCTTCAAGTCTGTTCCCCTCCTGCTTCCTTCAAGACTTCGATCGTTTCCACGTCACCAGGACTCAAAGCGAACGCGCACATGGGGTCATATTTGTTTGCCTTCCAATCCGCAATGAAGCCTTCCAAGTTGTTTTTGTATTCATCTTGGAATGGGTTTGTCTGCTCGGCATAATACATTCCCATCATGATTTGTTCGTCATATTCCTTTTCCCATCCCGCCAGATAGTAGGATTCGAATCCGTCAGACGCCCACAGTCTGAAAATGGCCTCTGCTCCGTTGAGATGATCATAGGCTTTTTGCATGTTTTCGAAATCGCGGTAGGTCATCCCCTGCCCGGAGTTTGCTTCCCGAATTTCAGGGATTGTCCGACCGCCAGTTACGACCCTTCCTTTGATCACTTTGAAACTCATACTTCCCCTCCGTTCCTAAATTGAAAGAGCGAGCTGCCCGGTAACCGGCTGCGCATACCGCTCAAATGTCAAGGCGTTTCCTGATCCCGTACATAGCTCCGGGAGATTTGCCCGGACCAATGCTTCCGCAAACGGCGGTGGAACGGAATTCCCGCAGCGAGCTACTTGTGCCGACTTCGGATATTTCTTGCCGTCAGCGTCCCGGTCTATGATGTACTCCGGCGGAAAACCTTGAGCTGCGAACAACTCGTGCGGCTCCAGCATCCGCATGCCGATATCAACGATTTGGTATTCCGTCCCTTCGATGGTCACCAGTCCGAATCGATCCTTGGTTGTCACGGTATGCAGTGGTTCGCCAAGCGTTTGCCCATTGTCCGCCGAACCGTAATACTTGAGCAAGAAGGCCCGGACCTCACCAAAGTGGTTCCCGCCAGCGGTCACAGTCTGTAATGGCTCCTCGATCGATTGACCGATATTAGTCCCACGCATTTTGATCAAATGGCTCGTCACAAGTTGATTCTGCGTTCCCCGCATCGTAATCGTTGGAAAGGGCGTATCTGCTTCAACACCCGTCATGCCTCCATAGTGCTTTGCGATAAACGCTGCAACTAGCGCGTGTTTCCGACCACCGGCTACCACCGTTCCAAGTGGCTTATGCACACCGGGGACCCGAGGGGATTGTCCCGGCCCCTCACCATAACCAACCTCGATAAGTGTTGGCGAAACCAGTCCCCAGCCATTTTTAGAAGTGACGGTCTTGAATGGTTCGTCAATCGAATCGGTGTAATGATGATTTGATCCGCTATAATTAACGCGAACAATGAATGGTCGGGGATTATTTATCACAAACCGTTCAATCCCCCGAGCAATCCGGCGAAGTGTATTCTCGGCCAGCGGTTTCGACCGCTCAAAAATGCTTGGGCACGGTATGGACCAGTCAATGATTTCTGCCGCCGTCCGCCATGGTTTCAGTCTCCCTTCCTTCACTCCGGGGCTGTCCGGCGCACCGTGCGTTGGCTCCGGCCAGACGATCGGGCGGCCATCCCGCCGGGCAACCATGAACAACCGCTTGCGGATCGTCGGCGCACCATAATCGCATGCCCGTAGCTCCCGCCAATCAACTGCATATCCTTGGCGGCGAAGTGCATTGACAAAGGAACGGAACGTGCGCCCCTTTTGCTTGGGGTCCGGGTAACCATCTGGCGTTAACGGCCCCCAGGTCGTGAACTCCTCAACGTTTTCAAGCATAATTACTCTCGGCCGGACCGTCGCTGCCCAACGAAGCGCAACCCATGCAAGCCCGCGGATTTTTTTCTCTACTGGTTTGCCGCCTTTGGCTTTGCTGAAATGCTTGCAATCCGGGCTAAGCCAACACAGCCCGACCGGCTTCCCATTCGTCACCTTTCGCGGATCGACGTCCCATACAGATTCGCAATAGTGCTCTGTCTCGTGGTGGTTTGCTTGATGCATTGCAATCGCTGCCGGGTCATGATTAATGGCGATATCTACGCTCCGGCCAGTCGCCATTTCTATACCGGTACTGGCCCCACCGCCTCCCGCGAAATTGTCTACAATAATTTCCCGCATCCGGTATCATCCTCTCCTCAATAGGCTTATTGACCTTCTCCGGTATCAAAATCATTCACACAATCCGTATTGGCTGGAGCAACAGGTACATTCTCAAACTCTATTGCCTTGATAAGATCATACTGTTTGCCGCCATATGCTGTTTTCGACCATTCCACTTCGTCGTAGATGCCGTTCCCGTGACCGTTTGCCGTCGGAAAGAATGTCGCCGCCTGCCGCTTTGATGCCATCTTGACGAGCTGTTCCCATTCTGCGACGCGCGCTACTTCCTTCGGGAACCTACGAGCGATCTCGAACAATTCCGCTTTTCCGCAGTTAACGCATGGGAAGCATCCCACTCGGCCCATGCCGAGCTTGTATAACGGATTAGGCTCGATCCCATGCTTACGATGCATGGCAAATACTTCTTCTACCGTCCAGCGCAGGATCGGCCTGTATATCCTGTAGCCTTCCGGTGTATCTTCCCATTCTGGCAGCTTGGCGCGCGCTGCACTCTCTTCTGCTCGGACACCCTGCCACGATATGGGAAGCATGCCTTCTTCAATCATTGGGAAGTATACTTGTTCCCAACTTGGCCTTGCCTTTAGTTCTACTGTGCAGAATCGTGATTTCGTGCCGGGAAATCTTCCCTTCCAAATGCACAAATCCAGAAACGGAATGCCGGTGGGATAAAGCACAGATAGCGCCCGTTCCACAGTAGCTTGAGCTTCCTGATCCGTCATACCCTTTTGCATTGGAAGCCATGTCCATTCATTCCAAGTCACGCCTTGCTGTTCCCTGTTCTCCGGTTCCCAATCCGGTGCCAAATGCTCCGGTTCCTCTTCATCCGTATACCAATGACCGTCTACATCGATTGTAAGCTTGCGAGGCCAATGCTCCTGAACGTACAGCCGCTTTCGGGCTATTTGTGCTGTGAAATCAGCTTTGATATGCCTGACTGGACCGAGTTTCTTTTCAAGATACTCCATATATTCATAGGTCAGAGGATGCTCATGGCCTGTGTCGCAGAACACTGGCATCAATTTGACACCACGTTCCAGCCCGAGCAACCACATCGCTGTGCTGTCTTTTCCGCCCGAGACGGTGGCGACATCTACTCTATCGCTCATCCGGTATGATCCTCTCCTTCCTTAGTCGTCATCATCAAGCCATAAACTTGCTTGCTGCGTCTGTGGAGCTGGATCGAACTTCGGCTGTTGTACTGGAGTCTCCGGTTGCTTCGGCGGGCTTGGCTCATCAAATTCCCATCCGAGTCCCTTGTACACCTCCCGCAAACCGGGAAACTCTCTCGCCATCTCTCCGAGCCTATAAGACCGCACAAGCTGCGCTGTCCGATCATATATAGCCTGTGTCTTGACCTTCTCCTGCTCCGTCATATCACAAAGCGGGTCCGCCAGCTTTGCCGCCGTCGTGATAAGCCAATCCAGCGACTTTTGGTATTGTTCATCATTTTCGATACGCTTTTTTCCGCTCACCGCTTGCCGCCTCCTTTGGCTCCAGCTCTACAAAGCGCTGTATCCACCATTCAAAAGCAAGTCGGAATTTCCGCGTCCCAACATTCCGGCCCTTGGCGTAGATGGATTGTATAACCTTGGCTGACTTCTCCATCTCGCCGGTATCCCAAAGGAAATGAACTACGTCTGCATCCTGCTCAATGCTGCCGGATTCTTTCAGGTCCGAAAGCTTCGGCTCGTCCCGGTCCTCACTGGCCCGTGTCATTTGCGAAAGCATCATGAACACGCAATTCATTGAGCGGGCAATGCGTTTTGCCGTCGATGTCACCCGGCCAATTGCTTGGGAACGGGATTCATTCTTTTGTTGCGGGATATGCATGATTTGCAGATAGTCCACGATAATCATTGCGATTTTGCCGTATTTCTTTTTGAAGCGGCGAGCTGTGGCCCGCACTTCGTCAATGGTCACGCCCGCTTTGTCTTGGATGAAAATCGGCAATCGCTCCAGCTTCTCATAAGCTTTTTCGATCCGCTCTAATTCGTTTTGGGTGAAGCCTTCCTCGCCGCCCTTGTTTATTAAGCGACGGTAATTGATTTGTCCGATCATGCTAACCATACGGTCCGTCAGTTCCAATTCTGTCATCTCTTGAGAAAAAATAAGGATCACGCCCGCGTCAGGATTATATTCCGCGACCCCGACAGCCGTTTGCAGGGCGTCCGCTGTCTTGCCGACGCCCGGCCTTCCAGCCTTAACAAAGAGCCACCCGCGCCAAAGTTGCGCCCATTCGTCATACTGCTTATAGTAGCCAGTCCGAAGCTTCTCCGCCTTGCTTCTCGTGTGTTGCATATATGCTCCGCGCATCTCCCGGAAGCTCCGCATCTGCGCATGGACTTGCGGTCGAAGATCATCCACGATTTCATCGATAGCCGAGAAATATTCCTCGTCGCTGTCAAAGTCTTCCCTCGAAAGATCGATGATCTGCTGCCCCTTCTGCGCTCCCCTTCGCCGGATCGCGTTTGATCGCACGGCATCAGCGTAATAGCGGACGTTCGCAGCATTCGGGCAGGATTCCGCAAGCTCTGTCAGATAGGATATGCCGCCGATGTCCTGGAGCCGGTTCTTGCGGTGGAAGTGCTCCGCGACCGTCGTAATGTCAACGGGGCGATCTTGGTCGTAAAAATACCGCATGACGCTGTAGATCAATTCATTGCGCTTCTGGAAAAAGTCTCGTGGTTCAAGGTAGGCAAGATCGTCCAAGCATTCGGGCCGCAATAAAACCGCACCGAGAACAGCCTTTTCGGCGGGCAGGTCATTCGTCAAACTCATACGGGTCGCCCCCTTGCTCTATCCAATCTTGGGCGGCTTGCATCCGGTCAATTTGTGACGGCTGTTTGCTTCCCTCTGTTTGGCTAGGGGCTTCGAGGTGATCTTTCCAGCGCTCTTTTCGCAGAAAGGTTGCCGGGTGTTTGACGAACTGCAATTCCTTGCCTTTGCATTGCTCGGCGTAGTTCCGAGCTGCGGCAATGACTTGATCGAGTGGGGCCTTGGCCTTGACAATAGCCTTCCAAGCACTCTCTGCATCAGCGCGAGAGGCTTTTTTCGGATACACTGACCAAAATTCATCGAATGATGTAGGCGTAGGCGGTTCTTGGTCCGTTTCCTCCTTCGTATCATCAACAGGAATAAGTAGCTGCTCGGGTGGTTCGTCTGGGACGGAGAAGGGCTTTTTCGGCATGGCCGTTACTCTCTTCTTGAAAGCATCGGCTACATTGTCAACAAGATTCTGCACCCAGATGATACGCCGCTGTTCCCATAGCTCCCGGTCAATGGCACCTACATCGAGAAGAGTCTCGATAATAGCAAGCGCCTTTTCCTCGTTAACCTTCGTTTTCGAAAGTAGGAACCGCCGGTCTGATGAGTTACCCCAATCGAAGAACATGCCGTCCGTGCCTCCGAGAACCTCCAACAGCTTGAACCAAAAAGCATAACCGTCGTTACCAAAATCGTTTTCGAGGATGAAAAGCGTTTTGCCGCCGCTGATATAATGAGGGAAATAGTCAATGGTCCCTTTTTGTGGCCGAGCCAATTCACCCACCCTCTTACTCTCGATTTGCTGCATAGACGTTTTTGACAATATCGACAATCAGTTTTGCAATATGCAAATTATGTTCGGACGGCAAAGGTAACTCCGCTTCAAGCATCGTTTTCAATTTGTTTTCAAGCCGATCCTCTCGTGTTTCTTCTACTATATAGCCGTTAACGAGAGTAGCCATTAGCTTTTGAACGCCTTCCCATTTTTCGTTCCGACAATAATCCCCGAGCGCCTTCCTTTTTGCACAAAATCTACTCGTCCTGTACCCCTGAATATCAACTGATTTTTGAAAGATACAAAAATCGTGAATGCCCTCAGCTCTCAAATACTCGATAGCCTCTACCACCTTGCGGGGTAGGACGACTTTCTTCTCCCGATTACGAATGATGGACTCTAATTCTCCGATGTACTTCGTCAATCGACCGATTAGGATTTTGTATTCACGATACCGGTCCGTTTTTTCTTCTTTCAGCTTTCTGACTTTTTGACGAAGTTTTGCATTTTCAGCTTCAAGATTGAGGATTGTAACCTTCGAAAGCTTCTCCATCTATATGACCTCCAGAAAATAGTGTTCCCCCGCCAGCAGCCCACGCCGTTGCAAAGCTGCTTCCACGGTCATCCTCGCTAAAACAGGCATGTTGTTCGATCCAGATAGATGCGTCAGGTAAATCCGCTCGCCCCGGCCCTTCACAAGCCGATAGAGGGCTTTTGCGGTTTGCTCGTTCGATAGATGACCGATGTCGGATAGGATTCGAGCTTTCACGCTATCCGGGTAATCCCCTTCCTCCACCATTTGCGGATCGTGGTTCGCTTCGATGATATATATAGTGCCTTCCATCATTTCGAGCATATCCTGGTCAACATGGCCGGTATCCAGCACAACGGAACAACGGTTTCCATGGTCGTCCTCTATTGCGTATCCGAGCGGTTCGTAAGCGTCATGGTGCGTTTTGAACGGGTAGATGTGGAATTCGTCCAGCTCAATCATTTCGTATTTTCCATATAGAGTGCTGACCGTCCGCCGCAACTCGTCGTCTACACCTGAAATGCCGTTCCACTCTCCGTCGCTGGCGTAAACAGGAATTCGGTACTTGTTCGCAATCGGCAACCCCTTGATGTGGTCGCCGTGCGCATGGGTTACGAAGATAGCCGAAATCTCCGCAACGCTTATGCCTACATCCAGCAACCGTTTTTCGATTTTGGTCTTGGCTATCCCGGCATCAATCAGGATCGTCGTGGAGCCGGACCGGAGGGCGATGCAGTTCCCCCCGGATCCGGATGCAAGGATTTGAACGTCCATCCGTTCCACCTCAATCCATCAATAGGTCGTCATCGTTTGCCTGCTCAGCTTTTCGCCGCTCGATTTCCATATCCATGATCTTGAGCAGGCCGGTGTATTCGGCAAGCGTCGGCTTCTCGCCCTTGATTTTGGCGTTCTTTGCGATGTATGCGGAAATTTCTTCCGGGTCCGTTATGCCGAGCTGCGCGAATTTCTTTTTCATTTCGGTGCGGGCCTTTTTGATCTTGGCCGCTTCGTCGTCCTCGCTAGGCTGCGGCGACGCTGGCTGCTCCTTCTCGTTGTTCATCTGCTCGGCTTCGTGGGTAATATCACGACGGGCCTGCGGCTGATATTCGGGGATATTGTCAATATTTGGTCCCGACGGAATATATTCATCCTCCGCAACCTCAATGCCGAATTGGCGCTTGAACGCCCGCTTAATCGCGTGCTTCACGATCATGTCGTCAAGGTAATCCTTCCACATCGTGGCATTGCGGCCTTTCAATAAATGCTCGATTTGGTCAAGCGTCACAATGACTGAAATGTTGGGGGCACCTTCGCGATAAGCCACGCAATAGGCACCGATGGTTTTCCCGCGCTGCAAGGTTTTGATTTTGTGAACAGGCTCACCACTGACAACGTCGATTTGAAATTCGTCGTTTTCTTTCACTTCGGAAGCGATAAAGCCTTTGTACTGTGGGTGCCGTTTCGCAAGAGCTACGATACCCTCAACGGCAATTTGGATGCTCATGGTCGGCCCGTGGTCGCGGGTGTTGTATACGATGCAGTAGATTTGATTTAGGAAGGGATTAAGGCCGCTGCGGGCGCATGTTTGGACGAAAAGCGAGAATTGCTCGTTTGTTGTGCCTTTCGCGATTGTATTTTTCAATGTGTCTAACTCGGATTGGGTGAAGCTGCCGACAACGGCCTGTGTGTCAATAGTTTGAATGGCTTTGTTTTGGGCCATTGATTAAAAACCTCCCTTTCCGGCATCTAGGCCGCGTTTGACTTGTTTTCTTGCTGCTTCCCAAGCTTTGGCATAAACGGCATCCGGTTCTTCGCCCAGCTCTACCGTCATCACCACGCCCGCATCAACTTTCAGCGATTCATAGTTACCAAGGTTCTTAGTAAAAGTGAAGCCTACCGAAATTTCTTTAACTTGGCTCATAGTTCATCCTCCGTTTCGATTTTCAATTCTTGCCCGGCCACTACTCGGCAGGTGATAAGCTGGCCGGTCGGAGACTGGAAGCTCGTTATGCTCTCGGCATTATCCACGAACACCGGAGCGACAATCCCGCTTTGCTGGCTCAATACGTCCCGAAGCTCCAGCCCTGCACGTATCCCCTCGGATAGTGACAGCTTGCGGTATGGCTTGCCGTCCATTTCAATCTCGAACGTGTTCTTGATGTCGCCGTTCTTCTGCTGCTCGAACAAACAAATGGAAAGTGTTGTGAAGAGCTCTTGTACCTTTGTCGCTTGTAGATCGGCTTCGGCTGCGCGGAAATCTTTGATAGCATCGAGAATGAAAATGGATTCCCGCAGGCTTTCCAGCGTAGCCGCTTCATCTGCCCGCGCCTTTTCCACCTGCTCCCGGAGCTGTTCGCGTTGCTTGAGAATGCGAATGGATTCATACACTCGATCAAGCTGCCGCTCCAATTCGCGGACGATCTCCCTTTGCTCGGAAACATCGATATATTCGAGTGATACAAGCTTTGCCTCAAGCTCTTTGCGTTCTACGACGATTGCGTCATAATGGGCTTTGAATTGATCGATCCGCTTTGCCCTCTCCGCCTCCGCTGCACCTCTCGCTTCGACATTTAGCTGCTGCTGGCAGGTGTGACAACGTTCTTCGATTGGCTTTTGAAGCTCCGAGAATTGCGCCTTCATCCGGTCCCGTTCTTCAACCAAATGTTTGATGTGTGCCTGCAATACAATGATTTTCTTGTTACTCTTGTCGGCCTTCTCTACGCCTGCATCGGCAAGCTTGATTTCAGCCGTAAGTCGATCATGTTCAGCCTGCAAAGCTTCCGCGTCCTGTGCTTCCGGCAGCATTTGCAACTGCTCCTGTAGGGTTTTGGTCCGGCTCTGTGCGGCGATATGCGCTTTGTCTTTGGTCCGCTTGTTCTCGCTATGAATCTTTTCCAAGTCATTGATCGAATGCTTTTTCAATAGCTCGGCCAGTTTCGCCGCCTGCATATCCGGCAGTTGCCCGAATACGTCCTTGTTTGCCGGGGTCGTAACATATCGCAGCAGCATTTCTCGCTGCTTCTCCCAATGAAGGGTGAAAAAATACGATGGATTGAATAACGATAGGAACAGGTCGCGGTCAAAAAGCGATTTTACGATTTCGTCGAAATCTCCGGCCTTACTCGGCACATCATTTACCCGGTAATTTACTTTCCCACCCCGGATGCCTCGCCCTAGCAGAACTTGCTTGCCGTCCACCGAAAAAAGCAACTCGGCACGAATTTCGTCGTATTCATAGTTGAGCGGCGACGGGTCAAGCTTGCCTCCTAGGGTGTCCGTGCCGTATAATGTCCACGGGATTGCTTCCAAGATGGAGCTTTTCCCCTTCGCATTGTCGCCCGTGATCTTGGTCAGCTCGCCAAAGTTAACCTCAAGGTCACGGTGCGATTTGAAATTGTGGAGCGTCAGCTTGTAGAATTTGATTTGCTGCATCCCTGCACCTCGCTTTCATGGTCCGGCATGATCCGGTAATATTTCGGATTGTAGGTATCGACCGTGTCGCCATGGTCAACAATGATTTTTCCCGGCTCGATCCGGGTTATTGTCCCGATAATCGGGATTTTATCGACCGCCAAAGCCTCACCCCTCCTTTCAAGCAGCAACCGATATCGTTCATATTGCGTTCGTGCGTGGATAGCGATTTTGGTTCGGCGTTTCTGTAGGCTGCGCTCTTCGAGCTTGAGGAAGAACATACATGTTTCGCGCAATTGTTGAACGGTCATCTTCACGACTTTACGAACAGCTCGCCGGTTTGAACATTTACGTTATAAGTTTTGTTAGGGTCAAGCCCCAATTCCTTATAAGTTTTATCCCAAAGCTCGCTACCGATTTTCTTCAGTTCTTCTAACCTCTTTTGTACTTCCCGGTATCCACTGGTTTTTTTCCACTCGTTTTCCAAGCCCATTAATTCCTCCACGTCACCCTCGGCAAATTCCTCAACCGAAACAGTTTTCAAATTTCCCAAGCAGAACGTGCCCATCTGGATATCGGAGAACAGTTTAAATTCGAGTGTGGACTTGTTCAATTGACGATGAGACGCAAGTAACTCGCCTGTAAGGAGTGCAACACTTTCCTTCTTATCAGATAACAATTCTGTTAACATTTTCAAAATTTCTTTTTTCATTTTGCAATCGCTCCATTCGTTTTTTAGATGCATTTCGTTTCAAGCTCGTCGATTTGTTTGCAAATTTGCTGCTGCCACTCCATGTCGCCCATTGTATGAGCATGGAACGCGAGTGCCTTCAACGAGTCCAGCCGCGCAATGAAATCCATGTTCACAGCCAAGCAGTGATAAAGTTCTTGCTGCTCTCTGGCAGTTAGTTGAGTGAAACCGCCTGCCCGCTGCGCCTCCAACGTTAGTTCCGCCATACGTCGATGAACCGGATGGATTCCAATCATTTTTTATCCCACCTTTGCTTATAAATATCCGGCTTTTCGCATTAGCTCCTCGTATGGCACATCGAGCGCCGAAGCAAGGCTTTTTAAATTCTCCGGCTTCGGAACCCCTCGTTTTCCATTTTCGATACGAGAAATTTGTGCGGCACTAATACCTGATGTTTCAGAAAGCTGTACAAGGTTTAAACCTTTTTGAACACGTTTATCCTTGAGGTAAGAACCGAAATTCGTCGGGGTGCTGCTCTCCATCAGCTTACACCTCCTTTCGTTTTCCCTTGAGGTAAATTTACCTTGTGGGAAAATAATAAACCGAATTTCCCTAAAGGTAAAACAGCAAAAAACCTTGTATTCAGGCGTCTTTTCGTGTATTTGATCAAATTTCCCTATTGGTAAATGTTTCTCTTAAAATTGCTTTACCTCGCGGTAAATTTGGTGTATATTTATTACTTGAGGTCAGTTAATAAAAGTGAATTTTAATTTCTCGGCACTGGTGCTAAATCTTTTGCCGGTGCAGGAGGAGCCAAATAAAATAAAGTTTTGAGTGAGAGGAGCTTTACTCGTGAATGAGAATTTTGGTTCATTTCTGAAAAGAAAAAGAGAGGAGCGAGGTTACACTTTAGTTCAACTTGCCGATGCATCTGGAATAAGCATCGCCCAATTATCGAGACTGGAGAACGGTTTGAGGGATACGCCGAAGCCTGAAACTGTGAAAAAATTAGCTCATGCGCTTGAAGTGCCTTTGGTGGAAATGATGGTTCTTGCGGGATATTGGGACCAAGAGGAGCTTTTGCAACCCATCGAAGAGGACAAGGTAAAAGAAGGTTCTGCTACGTATAACTCAAAAGACCCCGATCCTATTGCGGATTCGGAGCCTTATCAGGACATTCCTATAGAGGATTTAGTTCAGTACAGCCTTTCGTATAATGGTCACCAACTGACCGAGGAACAGAAGAAACATTTGACAAAGATTCTTTTGGCGGCTGCGGAGCTGCTTGAGAAGAAATAAGCTCAAGATATTGCTTTGCTTCTGATACGTCGATTCCGCATTTCTGCAACATAGTGAGATACTTTTCTAACTCTATTCTGTCGATGTCACTCACCCGCCTGTAAAATTTTTTTCGAAAGGATTTGCACCGATGCCCCTAATACGGGGGAGGTGCCGCTTGTCCGAGTTGCTAGGAGATATGTCGCCTGCTGAGTTTGCGCGGCGCATGAAAGTCGAACGTTCGACCGTATCCCGATGGATATCCTTGGATCGTGCCATGACATACGAAAATGCGGTCATGGCTGCGAGGATTCTTGGTTGTCATGCAGAAGATATGTACGAATGGATCGAATCAACGGACAAGCGGTAGAGTGGGGAATATCCGCTCCCTCCCGCGGGGCGATTGTTGCCATATAGACAACAAAATCCTGAAAAAATCAACCTGTCCGCTTGGCCTAGGTTGTTTTTTTTGTGTCAGCTCAATCGGACGTTTCCATTATGCCCCTATTATATACGAACGAGAGTTCGCAATTCAAGACACAATTTTGCTCTTCATGAAGCAAGCCCCCTTTTGTGGGAATATATTCCTAGCTCCTTTGTTGTACGCTTTCAATTGTAAAAAGTTTCGATCACAAAAAAATCCCACCAGCCGAAGCCAGTGGGAAAATGTGTTCATTCGTCCGGTCCTAAGCCGGATGCATCGCGCAACTCATTCGCTAACCAATGAATATAATCGGCCTGTTCGTCTTCTCCAGCCGCTTTCTTCTCCTCGTACGAAGGTTTCATCCATGTATTGATAATCGTCACGGCCACGCCCTTGTCAAGTCCCGACTTCGTCCCTTCCAACAGCATGTAATCGAGCCACATCAAATAGCCTTTCTCGTCTGGGACATTAGATTTGTCAATAGCAGGCGTGATCCACGTATTGGATACCGTTTGCCGCACGCCTTCTTCCAGCAGCTTCATGGTGCATTCCTGGTATTCGGCCACGACATCATTGACGAAGTCATTCATCGTTTTCCCGAGCATCCACAACGAATTCTTCGGGTCCTTCTTCCTCCACGGATCGAGGATATAATGGCCGGTAATGTCCTTCGCCGGGTTCAGGCCGAACCGGTAGCAGGCGTATGCGAGCACCCAGACGTACCGCTTATACGCTTCGCCCAGATTGATGATTCCGCCATAACATAGCTCCACGCCCCCCGCATAATCATTCGAGTCTACTCCGAACATTTCGTTGTCATTCGGTGTATTGTATACGACGTGCCAAGCCTTCTCTGGCTCGCCGGTCAAGAACGGTATGCACTCGATGATTTCACGGTCGTCTACAAAGATATGAGCGGAGGCATAATCGTCTTCCCGGCTCCGCTCATAGTAGGACACATTACCTGCCGCCGTTGATCCGGGGTTTCCCGTATCGTGCGCAACCATAAAACGAACGCCCGGCATCGGAATGCACGGGCGTCTTTTGCTCTTCCCGGTCAAATACCGGGGAACGATATCAAATTTCATTTTGAACATTGTTCAGTCTCCTTTCAAGGGTATAGAGTGGGCTGCGCCATTGGGTCCGGCACATAATCTGCCGGGTCTGGCTGTACTGTCTGCTGGGCTGCTGTCTGATTTTCTGCCGATGCAAAGGCGCTTATGGCCGCTAACAACTGCTGCACGTGATCTGGCAAAGGCGTAGGCTGTGACTGTTCTGTCGGGGTCTCCGTCTTCGTTGCCTGTCCTGTAGCCGCCTTGTGTAGCAACACGGCCTTTTCAATCGCCGCCCGGATTGCAGCCGGGTCCATTTGAATACCGGTGTCGCCAAGGTGCTTGTTCACGTAATCGATAGCTCCGTTCAGCTTTTCGGCCCCCTTCTGCCCCGTCATGGAAGTTTCCACGAAGGCGAAAGCTTCCTCTGCTACTTTGTGGAGCGTCTCCCGGTGCTGGCCCGTCGTTTTGGATTCGATCCAATTTATGAAGTGCTTTTTCAGTTTGAAAAACACGGTGACAGCAGCGAGAGAAACCAATCCTACAATGACCTGTACTGCGTCAGAAATAAATGGTTGAAAATCCATGGAATACGCACTCTCCTTTTCATTTTCCTTCTGTTCTACCTTTGATCGCAGCAATGACGTTCGCCAGCGGGCCGAGCGGCACCCCGAGCTTCCCGCCGTTCTCCACGATGCTCAAAAACTCGATCACGCTGTACGCGATAACGACGCCATCCCCAATCACTCCGTTTGATTTCAAAACGGAAATCTCAACCAAATACACACAACCGACCAAAATGATAATGTACGTCTTCCGTATCAACCCCGCGATGCCGATCCTGCTGCTCAGCTCCTTGCGGACATACCCGGCCATAAGCCCCGTTGCGTAGTCAACCATCATGAGTACCAGCAGGATCGTGAAGGCGACGCCAAGCCCGCCGACCACCCACGAAATGAACGTTCCGACGACGCCGAGGCCCGTTTTCAAAAATGCAGGTTTGTCCATGGTATCCCTCCTCTCCATGAAAAATAGCCCCGATTGCTCGGAGCTTTACTTGAATCTATTTAGGTCGATTTGCGCGGCCATTCGCGTATGTCCCACCGCTCCGGGGTGAATGCCATCGGTTCCAAGCACGGCAGGGTCCCATTCAGCAGGCTTTTCGGGATTCCGCAAAACCTTCGCTGTATCAAAAACCCCTGCGATCAGATCCGGCCTCGGGTTCGAAAGCAGCCAAGTGTTCGCCTTCATGACATCGCCGTTTAAGGCAAAGGCGGGATTCACGGGAGTCATGTCCGTCTTTGAGAGGGTCCGAGGTGGAATCGTGCAAACGTAATTTTTTAACCCGTAATCACTAAGCAACTGCAAAAGCGCGATTAGATCCGCTTGAAATTGCGCCAAGTTTTTGTTCAGGAAATCATTGGTACCGTAGTGAATCACCGAGTGTGTGCAATACTTGGCGAGTCTCATACGGAACCTGCATGCCGTTCCAGCAAAGCCATAACTGCTTTCGTTCCCTTTTGCAACGCGAATCCACGGAATATCTTTTCCAAGTGCAAGAGAAATGAAACCTCGATCTTGCGGATTGTCTTGTGCACCGCCGGCAATCGAATCGCCTACGATAAGTACTGCAGGCGTCGGCTCCTTCGGCCTTCCAACGATGGCAACCGGATGATGGACAAACTGGCCGTGTGTATCCGTGGCTCCGGAATCCACTACGTCTCCGTTTTTCATTCCTTCTCCACGGCTTGAGTATGCAACTTGTCCGCGTGGGAATTTCCCGCCATCCGGAACGGACACACCTGTATAAACGTAGAGGCCATCGCCCTTTTTGCCACGGATACCGGTACCAATCGACTCAACAAGCCCGCCCGGCTCTACCACCATCTCACGTGAGCCATTTGGACCGAATACTTCGGTCCTTGTTGTGTTGCCAATCGGATACTCGATAGAAGCCTTGTCAGTGATCTTATTGGGTGTAAGCTGATCAAAATCGTAATAATTCCCGTAGATAAGGGCCACATCGGTGCAATCACAAGCGAATTCATGGTACGTTTTGCTAGTTTGTATAGTCACAGTTGGATCATCTGGTTTGGTAGGATACAACCCAGCGCCAAGATGACTGCCACGGGTCGCCACGGCTTGAAGATTTCGAGGCGAATCCTTTCGTTCTGCTGGCTTCTTGATCAAACCTTTCAGAATGAACGTATCCAGCTCATCATCCGGCACGTCAAACATTTCTCCAGGCTCAATATACCTTTTGAGAACCACGTCCCAAAAACGACTGAGGATTTTATACTGCATCGGTCTCCCCCTTCACCAGTTTGACCGTAACCGAGTTCGACTCCATTAAATGCGGGTCCGCTGCTGTCATGAGCGTGACGGTTTTCGTTCCCGCCTCCGTACTGCTAATCTTGATTTCGTACACACCGTTTGCTTTCTTCACGACCGTTCGGATACCGTCAACCGTAGCAATGAGGTCCTTTTCATATTCGGCAGGCGTACCGTCCCAATTTTTGAAGCTGGCCGTTACTGTCGCCGTGTCTGTACCGTCCGCTGTAATCTCTGTTTTGTCTGCCGAAAGGATGACCCGTATACCGATGAATTGACCCGTCTCAGTATCATAAAATGTGTTCATGTAGTTGGAATCGTATGCTGGCAATGGGATCATCATCGATGGGTTCATGCTAACTCCATACACCTTTCCTTGATCATTAACGTGCGCATAATATCTTTGCATATACTCCACCGCTCCTTGGCTTAGTAATATTCAATAATTTCATACTGGTACACGCCAAACATGGCAGCACGAATTTGCAAGGTTGTCGAGTTAATCAGCTTAGCGTAGCCATTCGGATAACTGTTGGAGGTAGTTCCTCCTGTGTTAGGGAAATTAACCACTGCTTTGTCTACGTTCACCGGACTAATCCCCACATTCACGATAGTCTCCGTGGCGACATTTGCTTCGCCGCGTTGTACATGTTTCACTCCTCCCAATGGTGTCCACGTCCCTCCATTGTTGTATTCGAGATATCCGCCTGAGTTCCAACGAAGATTATCATGATTCCAAATTTCAATCCAAGGCTGCCAAACATCTGTTTGTTTGCGACGGAACCATTGTCTGTTTGACCAGTAGTGCGTGGCAACTTGAACGCAATAATCAATCCCCCCGTGTTGGATCGCGTAGAAAAAGAACCAGTCCGCGCTACCATTTGGCGAATTCCACATATTACTCCCATAGTAAAATCCGCTCGCAACATGATCATTAAAATTCGTTCCAGATACTCCTCTTGCAGCACCACCAAGCCCGTAACCGGAAGGAGCGAAATCAGAAGCGTGTTTTCCGTCCAACAAGTCCGCATCTAATCCGCTGCCAGCGCCGTCATTTCCAGCATGCCAAGCGATATTACCGTTGATATAACAGCCACCATTTTCAGTTAATAAATTGATATTGCCGCTTGCGATTTGATTGTGAAGGTAGATACTCGCATCCCCCGGACTACCGTACCCAAAATAACCACTTCTTACGTTCGGCGTAGCTGAACGGGCGTAAAACTCCATATAGACATGATCTTGACCACCCGGCTGCAATCTTAAAGCTGCGCTTCCCGTATTTATTCCAAGCGTTCCCGTCATGGTGTCGCCCGTCTTCTGCACAGAGCCAACGATGCCTTGTTCGATGTGATTCATGTTGGCGGCGCTGATCGGCGTACCGGCTGCCGTAACGGTTCCCGGTTCGGGTGTTAGTGTGATTGTCCCGTCTCCGTTGTCCGTAATTCGGAATCGATTGGGTTTATCAACCAATCTGTCCACCCATGTTGTAGGGGTATAGGCCATGCGTTGTTTCCCTCCTCTATCCTCATACTAGCGGCAACGCGCCGCGAGTATACCCGCAGTTGATCGTGCCGCAGTAAACTATGCTCTCGTAAATCTTTTCCGCTGTCGTGAATAGAAGATAGATGTCTTCCTCCAGACGGTTCATATCGGTGTAGTCGAACCCTTTGCCTATTGACCACGTTTCGAATCCCGGATATCCGGGCGGGGTGAATGATGCCGCACGAATCGCCTCTACATTCTGTTCAATCCGGTTGATACCGGACAGGAAATCGATATATGACATTGTCCGGTTCATTACGTATGTCTGCGCCGGTATGCTGTACTGGATGGAAACGAACATATCCCGTAGGACTTTCGTGTTTGTCTCTAGCCGGTCAAAAGCGTTGAACGATAGGATATCGTCCGGCTTCCAATCTCTTTTCACCGTGATTTGGTAACTGCTGTTGATTAGTTTGCTTGTTATCGTTTCGTACGGCAATTACCCTACCCCTCCCTTCGCTTCCGTTGTGGCCGACAGATATCCGCCATAGCGGATATCGTTCTTCGTCACCATGGCCGTCTTGTCCGGGCCGTACGTGTTCCCGAAGCCCAGCACATCGGACAGTTCATGCGCCGGATTCCCCCGCCAGTTGGAGCGGTACTTTGCCCGCAGTTTGGACCGATCCAGAACCCATTGCGCTACAGCCTGGGCGCGCGCAGACGTGTCTATCAGCTTGTTTTGCTCGATCTTAAGCACGCGACCATCTGCTACGCCGGAAGCCGTAACAGTGACCGGCGTAGACGCATCTTTCGTCGTCCAGTAGTTGACGACCACCTGTTTCACGATAGAGTCCAGCGTAATTTGAGGCTCGTTGTATGCATTATCGAGGTCAACTGCATCGACCGGACTTCCAAGCGTATTCGGTAGCTGCTTGACATGGATCGTGTTGTCCCGGCTCACCCATACATTCGCGCAACCGGCTATCGCTATCATTTGCAGCACGTTCCGGCGCGTCGTTTTCTCCACTATGCCCTTAGTCGTGATCGATTGCAGCGCTGTGTCAATGCTGTACGTCGTGATCCCGCAGGCGGCGAACATGTTCACGGCGAGCTGATAGAGCGAAATATTTACTGCCGTCAGATTCTCGTACTCGAACACGTCCATAAGGTCGAGGTTTGTACGGGACGTGAACGTGGCCGTCAAGCTGCCCTCGTCGCTCTTCCATTCGTGGAGCTTAAAGTCGCCCAACTGCACCCATTGGACAGTGCCATTCACGTCCACCCCAAGCTCCGCAATCACCTGCTGCCGCTGCTGGAGATAGGCATAAAACCCGGTCGGATTCAGAATGTTGAAAAGCCGCTTGCTGTTATCGACCGTGAACCGAAATTCCGGCGAAGAGATTGTAGCGGAAAGCGGGTCCATCTCTTCGATTAGGTCCATCTGGATCAACTGGTCATCGGTGTATATCTGCACGACGCCGAAGTCAACCTCCAGCACCCGCGCCCGGCGATTGCCGACGCTCCATTTCTTCATCACGATGACAATCTTCTTGTACCCCGCGAACTGGCCGAGCGGCGTAGCAATTACCTTAGTGTTGTCTTTGACGCTCACCGTCTGGATTACCCCGCCGCTTGCGTTGTATGCCGTCGCATCGAACTCCGTTGCGTATTCGCCGGTGTTTTGATCGAATGTGATCGTCAACCCTGCCGATGAGTGCGTGGCCGATCCGAATTCTATCGTGATCGTCGGGAATGTTGAAAAGCTCCCGTCAGTCCCGCAAATGTCGCTGCTCACGAAACCGACCTCCCGGTTGTTCGCAAGGGTGCTATCCGGGAAAGAAAAGCTGCCGTCCAATTTGAACCGGCCCGTCTCCCACGTCGCAAAGTTGTACGTCGAGCTTCGTATGTTGTCGTTGATTTGGTTTGCGCTGCTTATGCTTGGAGCCTGCGCCGTTGTCGTGATGCTCGTCACGTCCGCAACGGCGCTTGTATCCGATATGTCGAATGTAACCCTGCCCGTGATCCTGCGCGTCGGAGCGTAGATATTGTCTTTGTACGTCGGCGTAACTGGATACATGCGTCACACCTCAATCAAATTGAACTTTATCTCTTTGTACCGGGGGACTCCGGCCCTGAAATCGATCACTCCCACCTTCCGGTCCCCAGCATAAAACGTCCCCGTCCGGCTGGCATTCGTTAGCGGGTCCAGATACGTGACCGAGAAGGTATTCGGAGCGACCGCTGTTAGCAACGTCTGGAGTTGCGTCGCCGTCAGGAATGACCAACTTAGTTCAATCTTCCGTTTGGTGGTTATCAACTCCGAAATGAGATTTCCCTTCGCGTTCCGTTCCGCCTTCTTGATGTCTTGAATTGCGATTTGCATATCAGACGGCGAAGGCAGTTCTACATTTCCCACTTTGATTATCGCCGCCATATCATCACCCCATCGTCGTTATCATGGACCCGCCGATTCTCCTGCTTTCGTCGGCATTATATGCATTCGTTATCCGCGCAAAGGCTACACCGTCGATTGAAAGAACTATGTCTCCGCCCGCTGCCGTGCTGCCGCTCCCCCCCGTAGTTTGCATGGCGGTCATGACGGCGGTGCCTACTGCTGATGCCAACGAATCAACAAAACTCGTATCTTCCAACGGGACAACGGCCTCTGTGCCGGCCTCTCCGATCATTGCCAGAGTTGGGCCGGAAACAATGCCGCCCCGAGCAAACGCCGGAACCTCTATGCCGATACTTTTCAAGCTCTCCCATAGCTGCCTTGCCTTATCACCAACCTTCGCACCCCCGCCGCTAATCGCTCCTCCTACCCCTGCGCCGGATGCGCCGGGAACTACCCAGTTTCGCAACGCCCCGCCTAAACCGGACGACTCTACCCAGTCCCCGGCTTTGTCAAGCCCTGTAAGAGCTTGGCCGAGTATTGGAATGTCGCGTCCAGGTAGTGCGCCCGGCACCGGTGTCGGCGTGATCGCTTCGACGATTTTTTCCTTAATGCCAGACAAGTCAGGTAATTTTATCTCAGGGAACTGGATCGGTGGAAACTGGATCGGAGCGCCAATTGTTGCCATGAGTGAAGCCCACGCGGATTTAATGCTTTCGATGTATTGCAGGATCGGCGATGTTTTTTCTTGGATCGCAGAGAGCATATTTGACATTGCTTTTGACCATGCCGATTCTATCTGCATCAAGTTAGGAAGCATACTCAAAACCGAGGCCCCGAGCAATGTAAACCCCCACTGTAAATACGGTACATAGGCGTTCAACTGGCTTTGCAAATAGTCGAGCGTTTCGTGCCATTGCGTTTTTACTGCCGTCGATGCCGTCGTTAGGCTGCTCTCCATCGACTCAAGCATTGACGACCACAGCGTTGTCACGAATTCCGCCCCCGCTTGCTTTGTCGCCCTGATGTTCTCCCACAGTTCAGTGATGGAATTACTTATCCGTAGTTTGGCCGCCTCGGTAGATATCGATATGTTGTTCCACATGGTAGACCATGTTTGTGTTGTGATCAACGCGTTCAAGGCATTTGTAGGCAGAACGAAAGCCCATAGGTTCGACCACGACATTTGAGATGATAGACTACCCGTCATATCAATCGAGTTGATTGCCGACCACATACCGGCCCATTGCCCTGTTACGGATGAGGCGAACGCCGGAATGGTAACCGTCCCAATCCCCGCGACCATCGAAGCCCAAAGTGCTTGCTGCCCGGCGAGCTCTGTTTGCGTCGATACGCTAAGTTGCTCCCACATGCTGTTTATCTTCGCTTTTACTTCCGAAACCAAGGCATTTATCGTTGCTGTGACGGCAGCGGCTACCGCTCCGGCTCCGGCGTCGGGAGGATTCGGCAACTCAAATTGAAGCTGCAACTTCGGCAACGGCGGAAGGTCCGGCATTTCCGGGAGTTTGAAACCTCCACCGGAAGACGACGAACCGCCGCCTGCACCCGGACCGGTGCCGCCTGTGCCGCCCTTTCCTCCTCCGCCGTCGTTATCGAGCTGATTAATCTCGTCAAAAGCCATGAGTTGATTCTTTGCTTTGGCTGCGGATTTGGATAGGTCGTCATAGGCTTTGCTTTGGTCCTTCGTTGCCTCTGTATTCTTGTCCGTGCCCCTTGTCAGCGCATCATAGTCCCAACCTTTAACCCAATACGAAAAGCGTGCTAGGCGCTCCGTAAGTTGCGCTAGGGCTTCCGCAAAACGTATCAAAGCAGGTAGAATCGAATCCCAAATCGGGAGGAATGCCTGCGACAAGTTTAGTTGGATATCCTTGAGCTGTCCGGACAAAGCGTCTTGCTTTGTCATTACGTTTTTCTGAACTTCGTTGCCGTAACGGGCATATGCTTGCTCAAGGATCGCCGCAAGCCTGATTTGCTGCTGCACCTTGAAATTCAGTTGCTCCCAGCTTTTGCCGTTGGCGAATTTCTTGAATGCGTTAGTGCTCTCGATCATGGAGACATTCACGAAAATTCCAAGATCCTCAATAGCCTCGGTATTCCCGAGCAAACCGCTTCGCATCCGCTCCAGCGTATCCTCGATACTCCGGCCAGTTGCCGAGGCTACAACCCGCGTAGCCGACACAAGGGCTTTTGTCTCGTCTTTCAGTTTCTTCGTGTCTCCGATGAATGACGACAACAGAACGCTATACGTAGCTCCGAGCTGAGCCGCATCCGTCTTCGCCAGACCTTGAGCACGCGCCCAATCCATGAATTCACGCGAGCTTCCTTTGAGCTGCATATTTAGCCGCATGATCGTGGATTCGAATTTCGCAGCCGTTTGGCTCGCTGCTGCAATTCCGGCCACGACCACGCCTATTGCAGCAACCGCGACACCCGCGCCAACTCCAAGACCACGCAAGGCGGAAGCGGCCCCGCTCGAAGCCCCCGACAGACCGCGCAAGGACGACGCAGACTGACCTATTGCCGGTACAAAGCTGGCAAGCTCAGAGGTCACTCCGCCGATCCCTTTTGCTCCTCGTAATCTGGAAATTGTCCCAGCAGCAACCGAACCCATATTCTTGAAGTCGGATGCGATCGCACCGATACCTTTGCCGCCGCCGCTGATTTGTCCCACTGATTTTGTCGCTTTCTTCCCCAATTTATCAATGTCTTTTTGGAATCCAGACATTGCTTTCTTGGCTGGGCTAAAATCAGCTCCGGCGCGGACAATTAGGTTTCTTACAATTGCCATCCCGTGTTCCACCTCCTTTCCCGGATGCAAAAAAGACGGCCCTCTCGGGTCGCCTCATTACTGTTGATTTTCTTCATAGCTTGCCTGTACCATCTTGGCAAACTCTAGCATCTGTTCCGGTGTATGCACACGCTTCTTGTTTGGTTGCTTCGTCGTATGTTCCTGTTTTGCGAGGATACTTTCGAGTTTCGGCAGCTTGTTCGCCCTCGACCACACCGCAGTCATATACGCCTGTGTAATCATATCTCTGCGCTGCTGCTGCCGCATATGGTTGTACGCTTCAGCTATAAAAAACAACTCTCTCGGCGTAATATCGCCGAATTCACTGATACTTACGCCGCAGCGGAGAGCAACCTTTAAGGATTCGTCGAAATCGATTCCGTCGGTTACCTCTCCGCTTTTGACTTTTGGTTTCCCTCCGGTGTAGCTGCCACGTCATCAGGTGCGCCGAAGGCAATCGTCCAAGCTTCGATCAATTTTTCAAATATATTTTTGAAGCTTGGAGCCTCATCCAACAGTGCACCGATTGAATTTATATCAAGAGTCTCGCCTTTCTTGGTAGCATCATACAAAAGCCCGCAATAGGTTAATTGTGCAAGGAATTCAAGGTCAGTCAGGTCAAGATTGTTTTCATCTAACTCGCGAATCGATTTACCAGTTAACTCGGAGAGTGTTTGAAGTGCGGTATATGTGAATTTCACTTGGCGCGGTCGGTCCAATTCGAGAATTACGACATTGTTTTTGCTCATGACAAAATTACCTCCAAAGTGGTAAAATTAAGGAAATTCATAACAGGGGGCCGCTAATGTGAAATGGTACTTTACTTTCAAGTTTTTGATTTCCGTTTGTTTCATACTCTTCTACGGCAGAGGCAATGCTCCAATAGATATGTTGATCGGAACTATCTTTCTTGCTGACTTCTTCATCGTGCCAATAATCTATTTGATTGTCAGACTGGTGAAAAGAAGAAGGCTCGCGCCGGGAGAATACCGGGTCAAGCCAGAGGGAAAAAGATTGTGAGAAGAGCCGGGGAAATCCCGGCTTTTGCGTTAGCTCGTTTTGGCGACAGTAATGTCATAATAACGGATCGCCTTTCCAGCTTCTTGCGCAAGAATCGTTACTTGGCGGCTAGTGGCCGGAACAGTGATCGCGCCCGATGCCGCGCCGCTCGTCAGGTCTTGGACGAATGCATCATCTACGTAGAGTTTCAACGTATGATTTGCAGCCGTTGCCGTGACGGTGATAGGCGATGTGATAGCGCCGGTATAAGCGTAGTATGAAACTCCGCTTGCAAAGGCCGGGGATAACGTCCCGCCACCGGTTAACGACAATGCCGTCAAACCACTGGAGGCGGATGTAGCCAGCGTAGGTGGGCCGCTAATCTTGATCGTGGCCTCGAAAGCTAGAAGGTCCTCCAGCGAAGCAGAGCCGCCTTGATACGCCGTGACGACGCCCTGAAAGGACCAAGACGCCCCCATTTCCGAAGGGAATACAATTTCGAAGGTTTTTAGTTGGCCGTCCTCGAATGCTTTATTCAGCTCGATTTGCCCCGCGTCTCCGGCCTCGAAGAAGCCGCTGATTGTCACCTCGCCGCCGTCCTTGAACCCGCCAATGAACGTCCTATATCCTCCGGGACTATCCAGCGTCGTCGTGTCCATCGTCTCCGCCGAACGGGGCGGCGCGTCAATCGATGTCAGGCCCGCGATAAACGTCGTCCCGATCTTGATGCGCGTTCCTACTGATCTTTGTGGCATATATCGTTATCCTCCTCAATAGTAAACTTCAAACTCGATCATGCAGCGGTACAGATTCGGCTTATCCTCGTACAGCTCCACCGGCTGCTGGTATGTGACTTCCTGTATGAACGGCCCGTCCGTACCGATTCGGCGGCGCTCGAAGGAAATGAACTGATCGAGAACGGCAGCGCTGACCGTTTTCAGGTTGGCATAGCGCGCCGACACGACGTTCAATTCCCCTCGCACCGCTCGCCCCGTTTGGTAGCCGTCTTGCGTCTTTGTGCGAAGTCCTGGGCTTGAAACGTATATGAGATAGGGAACCCCCTGCCCGGCGTTTGCCTCGGGCGCGAATCCGGGGTATACCCGTTCTTCAAGTGCTGCAATAGACTTCATTTCCGCCGTCAATGCTTCTTCGAATGTTTGGCCGATCCGAATCACCTCATTCCTTTGCTGCGAAGTACCTTGTCAACCTCTTTCCCCGCGACAGAAAGGATTGTCTTCTCGATAACCGTCTTGTTGTTATCCAACGCGTGCCGCAGGTACCGATAGCCCGGAACGTATCTGCCGTCTACTGTTAGGAATCCATATTCCTGCGAGGCTGGGTAGTATGCCCGCTTGCCGTCCTTGCTCATCTTCACGAACAGGTCGTTTTTGGCCGGATCTGGCATAACATCATACACGGCCTTTCCCGGAACTGTCTTCCTTTCCTTCTTCATGATCAACCCGGACCGCAGCGCCCCGGTGTCAACCGGCGCATTCCCCTTTGCCGCCCCGAGAATGATTTTGCCGCCTGCGCGCGCGCCCTTCGTGGCCGCCGATTGTGGCACCCGCCCCAAAAGCTTGATATCGCGCTGCAATTCTTTCAGTCCAATGATTTCGAATTTCTTCGGCATATCATTGTCTCTCCTTGCACATGAGATGCAACTCCCGTTTTGCGAAGTCCGGGTGAATGATATGCCCGATTTCAAAAGTCGTTTTGCCGTAAACAACGATCATCGTCCGGTCAATATCTGGCCTATACCGGATGATAATGCGCGTTGTAACGTCCGCATGCTCACGTTGTGCTTCGAAGTATTCCCGGCCCCTCAACGGCTCTATAGCGGCCCAAGCAGAGGCCACGACAGGCCATTGATCGATAGGCTCGCCGTACGAATCCGCGCCGGTAGGTGGACGATGGAACGTGACTCGCCTTTTCAGTCGCCCCGTCAAATCGTCTTTCCGGTCACAATTCTTGCAGTTTTTGCACGTCATAACGGCACCACCCGGTCCAGATTGAGAAGAGAGAGAACCGCGCAAGGTGGATCGCACATACCATTCTCGAACCAATGCACGACAAGCAATGTAATTGCCTGGCGGATTTTCTCCGGCACATCATCCGGCTTGTCGCCGTAACCGGCTGTATATTGGACAATCAATCCGTTTATGCTTCGCAGTTGCACATTTTGCGGCCAGCTCGATACCGGTACGAGTTCAGCCGGTTCAGAAAAATCGTCCACGATATACGCCCCAGAATCGATTGTAAGGGGCGTGTTGTCGCGGGTGATGTGCCGGAAGCTGTTGACAGTTTGCAGCGGCGGACGCGGCAGCACGATAGCCACGCTTCGCTGTTTTCGCTCCGTGGCGAACGGCGGTTTCTTATGGAACGCATCGTATTGGGGGAAATCGTCTAAAGCAAGCTCCCACGTCTGCGTGATATAGGCGCGGTTCTGGTACCCTTCGCACCATTGCCGGGCCGCTGGAATGAGCGGGATTAGCAACTCATCAAATGTCGGATCGTCACGTTCAATTCGGAGCTGATCCTTGATTTCATCCAACGTTACCGGCTCAATCTGCGGCGGGGTCGTCAGTTTCAGCTTCAACATGCGCCGTCTCTCCCGTGTCTTTTACTTTCCCAGCGCCCTTACTGCTTTTTCCTGTGACAATGCCTGCCTTCCGGGCTTGTTCGTACTGCTCCTGATTTAGCTCTATCAAATCGCCGGGGAAAAGACGTTCTCCCGTCGATCTCACACACTCCGCAACAACTTCATACTTCGCCACGTGGTTATCACCTCTCATTTAGTGGGATAAGGGGGGCAGCAGGTGCGCTGCCCTTCGATTATGGCGCTGCCGGAACGTCCAGAACAATGAACGGAGAAACCTTGGATACGTCGTCTTGAAGCGTCAAAGGAGCCGTGATCCACGGTTTTCCGTCCACGTTCCAGAATGCCTTGATAACCGTTTTGTTGTTTACGAAATGTACGTGTTGGGAAGCTTCAATGAACGGACCGGAACCATCTTTGATGAGGTAATATTCCAGATTGACAAAGTTCAGGTCACCCATAGAGCCGAGCGCCGCCGTACGACCAGTAAAACGAATCGGGTAGCCCAACAGTGTAGAGGCAATGCCCTTTGTGGCATCTCCAGCGATGAAAATATAACGACCGCCCTCGTCTTTCAGGGTCAGTAGTTGCGGAATAGTGCTTTGGCTTGCGATAAATTCATATCCGCCCCCGATGGTTCCCATGGTGTCCGCTTGGGCGCTGGAGATCATTTTAACGATATCGATATAAGAGATTTGATTTGCCACGGCACGATTAATTTTGATTGCTGCCGCCGAGTTTTGGAAACCGAGAGGCTTCCCGGTCCCGTTCCCTGCGATAAAAGCCATGTCTTCGGCATTCACCATGGCTGCGCGGAGCATGTTGCCTGTGAAAGAACTGGCCGCTTCCCAGTTGCGAATGAGTTTATCAGTCAGAACGGTATGAGCCGCAACCTCTTGCGGTGCTAGCTTAATCTGTTCCAGCTCGTATTCCGTAGCCGGTTTCGCTGCACCTTCTGCAATCCACGTGACTTGCACACCGGCGTAATACCCATTCGGTCCTTGGTCCAACACGGGGATGTTCAGTTCTCCGTCAGGCGGCGAACCGGCGGGCATGTAGGTTGCACGCGGCCGAATGACGGATGCTTCCGGGTTGATTCGCAGAATCTCCGTGCTATACTGCGGCGGGACCATGATCCCGGCCCCAGTCGGGTTACTCATGGACAAATCTTTCTCGTATTCGGTCTTCCAAGATTGCAGTTTACCCGATTTGTCCCCGAAAACCACCGCATGAAGGAACTCGCCCCAGCTTTTGAATCCCCCGTCATTACGTTTTTCCGCTTGAGTTGGTGCACCATATGCCGAACCGGGGTCCGATCCGGGGCGATACGTTTTTCCAACCGGCTCATCAAGCTCCGATTCACGATTTTGGAGCGCCTTTTCTCGTTCGATGTTCTTTTCGAGGGCTTTGATTTGCGATTCGAACGCATCAAAGTCGCTTTCTTCCTGCTCCGTGAAGTCCCGACCGGCTGTTTTTGCTTGATCAAGCATTTGGCGCTGTTTCTGAATCAGGTCTGCCCGTTTCTGCAACATTTCTTGTAAGGAATCACCTGCAAAGGTTTGGAGATTCATTTCCAAGCGAAATTTTTGGGTTTTCATTAAAGGTCTAACCTCCTGTTTTCTTTGAATTGCAACTCTTTTTCCAATAAAAAAAGCGACCGTTTGGGCCGCTGCTGCTCACTGGTTTTATTTGATTCTTTGGGCATGCTGTACGTCTTGTGCTGGGCCAATTCGCCCCAAATCTTTTTAGCCTGCGCTTTAGGAATCCATATTCCCGCTCCATCAAGCACCTTTTCGGCCCACTCCAGCATTGGGGAAACGTCGATTCCTGCGCCCTTCGCCTCTAAAACGGCCTCGGGATTCGCGGGGACTGGCACGGCGGAGTACTCCAACAGTTCCTGCGTCTTGAAGTCAATACCCCAATCCCGGCCTTCTTCCTTCGACCACTCCCAATCGTCGCTACGGAAGCCAACCGAAACAGCACGCATAAAGCCTTTTGCGTACATTTGGCCGATCATATAGCCGAACGGGTTCAAGTCCTTCGGGGTGAAGAGAGCGACCGATTTCAACTGTGTATTTGACACGGTTTCTTCAATGGATTTCCCTACCGGCGGAGTCCGACTATCATGCGCCCACAAGACAACAGGATTTTTCCGGTAATTCGTCAGGTCCCACCCCTGCGGATTGACTAAATCCTTATCTCGGTCCACCGCTCCGGTAGAAATGACAAAGGGCACCTTTAGACCGTCCTCCGTGTCCTCGATGCCCTTCACCTCTTCGAGTATGAATCTTTTACGAATCGGTTCCGTCACCGGCTCCCCCGCTTTGGCCTTCTCCTTCCATTGGTTCGCTTCCAGCATTTCTGGCATATTCGCTATCACCTCCTTCCGGTATCGCTTGAGGCGGTGGTTCAAGCAGCTTCGAAACAGGTTTCATGTTCCCGTTCACAAGGTAGACCTCGCCCGTCTCACTTCCCTGCGGATTCATCTCGTACAATTCGCGCCATTCATCCGCATTTATGACCCCGTTTTGCCTCATAACATTCAGCGCTTCGGCCCTTGATTTGGCGTCTCCACGCAGCAGACCATCGACATTGAACTTGACATAGTACCCTTGACGGCGTTCAGATTGCGTGAAAAACTTCCTGTTCAACGCTTGTTCCCATTTGGACAGGTACGGCAGCATGGTATACTGCACGAATTCAAGGCTTTGCTGTTCAATGTTGTTATTCGTGGACCTACTTAAATCCGCCACCATATGCGGCGGTACCCGATAGATGGAGCAAATATCCTCTTTCGACAGCCGCCGCGACTCTATGAATTGCGCCTCGGTCAGCGGCATCGGAATACGGCTGAATTTTGCCCCAGCCTCCAAGATCAACGGAATATGTGAATTTTCAAGCCCGGCCCCTCTATCCATAAGGTCGCTTTTAAGACGACTGTACGCGGTATCTTTTAATTCCCCCGGGTATTCAAGCACGCCGCCGATGTTCATCCCTTGGCCGTAGAATCTTTCGGCAAATTCGAGTTGCGCCATGCCAAGGCCAACGGCCTGCGCATTCATGCGAATCGGGCTGAAGCCAATCAGGCCGTCGTATCCAAGGCCGGGAATGTGAAGTACACGCTCCCGAGGGTAAAACTCCGACTTCCCCCGGTCCATGATCCAGTATTGAAGTTCATGAGAATTCGGGTCCCGCGTCACGTTCACCTGATACCATGGCACGGGATAAGCGTCGATCACCTGCCCGCGCCCGTTATGGGTGAGAATTGAGTAAGCATTCCCACCCAAAAGAAGGCTTGCCATCATCGTTTCGCGCCAATTGTAGGAGGTCATTTCCTCGTTTGGCTGATCGTGGAGGAGATAGTATGCCGGGTGGTTTATGGCTTTTTCCCTGCGACCGGAATTTTGCTGCCGGTAGACAAAGATCGGCAGGGATGCCAGCGTTTCGGCCAAAACACGAACACAAGCATATACCGTCGCAAAGCGCATTGCTGTCGTTTCCGTGACCGTTACGCCAGAGTAATTCCTCCCCCCCAAAATCCATCCACGGGATTCGAAAAACTCGTTGACTCCAATCCCCTTTTGCCGGGAGACAAGACGACTTAGAAGCCCCATATTTTAGTTCTCACCTCCTTTGGAGGGTGCCCGTGGAGGAAGGCCGAGCCAAAGTAAAAGCAGGCCGCAAATGATCAACGAGGCCGGAGGATACACCCACCAGACGCCCGCGCCGAACATGAAAAAACCAGCGACCATAACGCATTCGCGGGCTGTTTCTTCGCTTATTTTGATTTTGCTCAACCGGAATTTCACAGTTTCCGCATCCCCCTTTTCTCGTAAACTGTTCGATTGTCCTCGTTAACAATAGCGCGGGACATGGCCGTTATGATCGCAGCGACGCCGTCGATACGTCCGGTTGATCGCTTTTTAGACGGCGCGACGTTCTCATTCTCATCCATACGTACGACCGTGTTATCGACCATCCAGCGCAGAACACGATTGCCACCATGCACAAGCTTCTGCGCATGAACCAATTTTTCAAATTCCTTTGTAGGGTCGGACAGATTCTTGATATTCTGCGGAATCGGCACGCATGTAAAGCCGTCGTCCGTAAGCTCAAGGCTCGTCTGTGTCGCGTTCCAAGGGTCGAAGCCGATTTCCTGAATGTCGTATATCGCCCCCAGGTCGTTTATCGTTTTTCGAATGAACTGGTAGTCAATAACGTTCCCCGGCGTGGGGTATATCAGGCCATCACGGATCGCAGCGGAATAGCTGAAACCGTCCCGGTCCTCCCGCTCCTGCATCTCATCTTCCGGTATCCAGAAGAAAACAAGGACGATATACTCGCCGTCCCGGTCCTCCGGTGGAAAGACGAGGGCAAAGGCCGTTATATCGAGCTTCGATGATAGGTCCAGCCCGCCGTAACACTTCCGGCCCCGCAGCGCTTCAAGGTCGATTTTCCCTGCTGATTCGTCCCATTTGTGGAGCGGAATCCACTTCACCGCAGCATTGACCCACTTATTCAGGTCCTTGATCAAGAAATTCACATAGGCCGTCGGCATGTGCTTTGCCTTCTGCGCCTGCTTCTGCATGTAGGCGATATCCTTCGACACGCCCAAATTCGGGTTCGCCTTCATCCACGTTGCCGGGTCAAACGGATCGTCGTCGTCGTCAATCGTCGCTATATATGCAAAAAAGGTTTCGTCCGGCTCGATGCCTTTCAAAACCTTCATAGCGTATTCGCGGAGCTGGTAACACGGCCCGTTCTGGTTCACCCCTGCCGTCGTGATGACGTATATCAGCGGGTGTTCCCGTGCTGACGTACCCGACTCGATGACATCGTACATAGCGGAATTTTTGTGAGCGTGGTACTCATCGATTAGGCCGCCGTGGACGTTCAGGCCGTCGAGGGAGTTGGAATCCGATCCAAGCGGCTCAAACTTCGATCCAGTATCGATTACGTGCAAATTGTTCTTGTACACCCGGAAATGCTTCATTAGGTCCGGCGAGGCCCGAACCATCCGGCTTGCTTCGTCAAAAGTAATCTTCGCTTGGTCTTTCTTCGTAGCTGCCGCGTATACTTCCGCCCCGTATTCCTCGTCCGCAAGCGTCAGATAGAGGCCGACACCCGACACCTTAGTCGATTTGCCATTCTTCCGGGGAATCTCCTCATAGGCCGTACGGAACCGGCGGAGCTGTGTTTCCCGGTGGAGCCACCCGAATATCGAACCAACGATGAACTTCTGCCACAGCTCCAGCTCGAAGCTTTGACGCGCCCATTTGCCTTTTGAATGCCGAAGGAACCGGAAAAAGTTGATTGCGTGGTCCCGCGCATACTCGTCGAAATAGTATTCGAACGTCGTAACCTTCAATTCGGAATCGCGCAGGTCATTAAGATGCCGCTGACACGCTAACCGGACAGGTTCAGCCGCAGGAATTTCGCCGGAAAGCACCCGCTCCGCATAGTCACGAACTGGACAAATTTCTTCTGCGTGGGCCATTCAAATACCCTTCGAAATCATCTTTGTCGCCGCCGTCCTTCTTTTCTGCTCCTGTCCCGGTTACAAGCGGCGCGTCGATACGAGTGCGAGCGGACGGCGAAAGCCCGAATTCGGCGCAAAATGCCTTGATGACGATCGATTCCTTTTGCACGACCGCTATTTCCGGTCGCGGCACAAAGTTGCTTGCCCCTGCCTTGTTCGTGTATTCGTGGAACATGCTTCCGGCTTTTTTCAGCGATTTTGTGGCAGTTACCAAGCGACTATAGGACAGACAATATGCCTCGAACGCGGAAAAATCGGCAATCGTCAGAAGCCCGAGCCGGATCAACTCCGGTGCGAGCCGTTTCCATTCTTTTTTTGCAGTTGCGTCAAAATATGACGGCGGATCGGGCACGGTTGACGGTTGTTTCGGTTTCGGTTCGTTCTCGGGCGCACGGTCCGCCCTGTACGTACCCTGCAAAAGTTTCAATTCAGTTGGTTTTGTTTTCGGTCCCCGCTGGCCCATACAATCACCCTCTTTCTAAAATTTATCCCCTCTTAGAAAAACCTGACCTCGCATACGCGAAGGGGGGAGCGCGGTCTCTGAAATGGCCGTCGCAAGGATTTTACCCCCCCCTCCCCCTGTCCGATGGTTAAGCAAGCTTGCTAAGCACTTCCTCAAGCTTCGCACCAATCGCTTTACCCATCATTTCGCCTAACTCGTTAACGTCACGCTTGATCACGGAGACGTTCACCCGGACTTCCTTGTCCGTCACCTCGCAACCGTCAAGCGCAACAATGATTTCGTGTACGGCTTCCTTCGGCTTCTTATCTGCGGTATAGGCAATCATCATAGTCGATGTGCCGTCCTTTACTGCTTGCAACTCAGTCCATGTTGTGAACAGCTTCAAACTGATACCTGTCATTGGTTTGTCTCCCCCATTCGACTTTTTACTTCTGGGCTTAGGGATTTCGATGTCGGTGTTTATTTTTATCATCTCACCATCTCCCTTATCTCTTCTTGCTCGGCATCCCGAACCTCCATCCCCTTCGGTCGAAGGTTTCTACTGCTGATCTATCCCTTGAGAGCAGCTGCCCGTTCCTTTCTCCTGTCTTCCATCCGTTGCCGATTAGCATCAATCCTTTTCGCTGTTTCGGCAAATTGTTGATCAAATTGTTTTTGAGCTTCTTCCAACTGAACAAGCCCCTCATGTCGAACCCGTCTGATCTCTTCTCGCAATGTATTTCTAAACCAATGAATTAAAATACCTAAGACCGCTACGATCCAACCAGTAAGTATAAAAAATGTTTCATAGGAAAGCTGAACCATACATCCACCTCCTTAGCAAAGTTGTGACGACCTCTCAATGACCGTACAAACGACAGTAACGGACGTTCGAGACCCATTGCATTAAACGAGCACCTATCGTCTCTTATATGTCAATCTGAACAGTCAGAAGATGAATCATTCGACCAGTCCGAGATGTAATCTGTACCAATCTCAATTTCATAGGAGGAAGTATCCTCGTTGATACCGGTGTTTGTCGAGGCATGCCGCGTTCCATAGTGGCGAGTCTTGCAGCAACATTGCTTTTTTGGACCACAGACAGGACATGCTTTCTTTTGCTTTGTCATTGTTCGTTTCTCCCTTCAAAATAAAAAAAGCCATTTTCGATTGAGAAAATGACGTATATATATTATTTAATTTAATTTCCTTTAATTTAATTTCCCCGTTTCTGCCGGAAGAAACCTTGCATAAAGATAGTTTCCGGTAGCAGAAACTACGAATAAAGATAGTAACCGCGTCGGTAACTCTGAAAAACAGCGATATTTACCAAACAGTTCCAATTCTTCGACTAAAAAATAGCGAAATGAAAAATGAAGTAAGAATGCGAGAGAGAGCGAAAATAAAAGAACGTTACTGCGTCCTTCCTGTATGATCGACGATAAAGCCTTAAAATGAATGAATATCAGGATTCGGGTGGAATTCTGGAGCCGACAAAACGCGCTAATTTTTCGTCCAAATCATTTCCGCGTCAGAAACTCTCGACTTTCTATATCGAGGCTCACCCAAAATAAAAAGCACCCAAACGGGTGCTACTCATCCATCATTTTTTCTAGTTCTTTAAGCTGCTCATCTATTTTTTCTATTTCTATTTCAACCTCTGACTCATGCATGTATTTTGGTTTCTCGGCGAATCCATCTCTCATTTGTAGAAAGGTAATGCGCTGCCCTTCCAAATTGTCTCGAATCAATTCCATAATCTTTAGATCCTTGTTTCCAGCTTTAAGCAGTTTTTCGAAATCTGTTTTTTCCACGTCATCAAACGTTCTGCGCTTTCCTGTTGTGTAATTCACTTGAAGAGATTCAATCCCTTCATCGTAAATCAGATAAGTAAAATATTTCGAATTAACCTCTAGCTTCAAAATAATCGCCTCCTTTTTCCGCTATACTTCGACAAAAAGGAAGCTATTTCCTGCCAAACCATCCATCCTGTCCCGATGTGAGCCCAGTCAAGAACTGAATTTCATGCACCGTGGGGCTATCAACCGACGCCCGAATGGTCACGGTCCTAACTCCTTCCAAGCGTTTGCCATCTTGGTACACTTCAGGAGCCGATCCCGCAGTACGCTGCACAAACACAAGCGCCGGAGGTTCGTCGAGGACCAGCCTAAACGGTTCCTTTTCAGGTGGTCCCGTTCTGATTGCGGTTTCTTGTATCCGTGCAATCTCCCCGGAACACTTCGGGCAGCGCGTTCCATCTTTCAATTGTTGGGTCGTTTGGGTCCAGTCGCAGTACAGGCATCCGTATTTACTTCTTGGGGCCATTATGCCGCTCACCTTGCCTTTCTCTAAATTCGCTCGTCGCGTATTCGTCTATGATAGTAAAATGAGCATCTTTCCCGGCCAGCTTGCGTCGGTTCCCGAATCCGCCATCCTCTCGCACGGTCTTCCTGTTATGATCATTCTCGCATAGCGATTGATGATTGTCGGGGGACCAAAAAAGCGCATAATCGCCTCGGTGCGCTATGATATGGTCAACCACCATCGCAGCGGTCAAAACGCCGCGTTCAAGGCATTCCACACACAGCGGATGCCGCCGCAAGTATTGTTCCCGGTATCGTCTCCAGCGGGCATTGTAGCCGCGCTCATGCGCCGATCCGCGTCGGCTGTCCTGCTGCTGCCGATGCTGCTTTTGGTGGTCCGGGCAAAACCGGTCGTGCGTCAGCGTCCGGCATCCGGGGTAGGAGCATGGCTTTTTCAGTTTTTGCGGCATGGATTCCTCATTCCCTTCATGAAAAAAGCCCACCTATAGCAGGTAAGCTACAGATGGGCTTCGGGGGCCTCTATCACCTATCTTCTTTCATAACATTCGCGATAAACTGTTCAAGTTCTTGACGAGTAAAGATGAATACTTCGGCTTGGTATGTTTCCTCAAGATTGCCCCAACTAGCAAGAGATTCCTTTTTAGAAATTGTTAACTTCCTTGCTTTTAAAATGTCGTCTGCAAGTTTACGACACATTTTGTTCTCCAGTAGTTTTTCAAAATCACCTTGAGAAAGTTTTCGTTCGTATTCGCTAATCGAATAATTAGAACGATACTGACAGCCTTTTTCTATTCCATAAAAATATTCCGCCTTTATATCCACTCTTGCCTCTCCTTTCTTGTGTAGGGAAAGCTCCCGTGAAAACTTCGCTGTATCAAGTGGGTATAAAACTTCTGCGTCGCCAATCCCGAACCGCACCATAGATGTCCCGGATATCACTCCACCGTTGGGCTTGTATTCCAAGCTTATCACCTCGATCATCAATTCTTTGATGATATAAATATAGCACGTCAAAAACCAAATGGCGCATCTTTTTTTGGGTATTTTTTCGTTATTTTTTAGGCCATTTTTCTCTTTGTTATGTCTTATTTAAAACTCACCATATATAGCCTTGCACTCTTCCTTAGTGACTTTTTGCAGGAACACATATTCCCCGGCATTGGCATCCCACCTGTAATTTACATTTTCTCCGCGCTCCATGACCCAAACAGAAGGGAGACCGGGAGGCGCGTTCTCAAGCTGCTGAAAATGACCATTCTGCTCATAATGACATTTCGCTTCCCAAAACGCCCATACTCGCCTCCAACGCGGCTGCACTCGAATGTTTTCGATAGTCCATTCTGCATATTGATCGTGGTATTTATCGTGGAGATACCGGAGGATTAGGGTGTTTATTTCTTGGTCAAAACTCACGGTCGCTTACACCTCCATTTGCTTTTCAAAAGAAGTATAACACGAACGTTCGTTCTCACAAATAAAAAAACCGACAGCTTGTGCCGGTAGGTTTCGGCCCGTTCCGCGCGGGCCATCGTCGGGCGGGGCTATTTGAAACTATCGTGTGCAGCCAATAATGCTTTGGCTTCATACATTTGTGCATATACAGGTCGATCGGATTGTAGTAACTTGCGCATCTCTTCCACCACTACTTCGCTGGCCGGTTTTAGGGAATCCACCATCTTGTTGCGGTAGTATTGCACGTCTTCTTCGAAATTAGAAACTCCTACACTTGACATTCTATACCTCCCCGCGTTTACCGTCCGCCGACGTAGTTTTAGATTGCGTATCGTTGTCGACAAGGTTGCAGCGTTTCTAGCGATTGGCCGCGGAATGTCATTAGCTTTCCTGCCATGAGTCCTCCACCCCAGGTTCTTATGGTTGCCGTCGATTTATAGACACGAACAACATCGACGTTGCATTGAAAAACTGTTGACCATACTCGCATTCCTGCCTTTACTTCCATCCCGCATACCTCCCGCGTTTTTATCCGGGGGCCGAAGCCCCCGCGCTATTTTGGTTTTCGTGTTTCCAAGAGCGCCGCGGCCAACTCTAACCCGTATATCACGCCCTTGGCGTACTCTCTACCAGCTTCGTCTTGCCGTTTCAGGGCTTCGATACTCCAAATCTTTTGAAGCGCCATAAGATCGTTTTTGAGCGCCTGCATCTGCTCAGACATGGCCTCCCTCCTTACCATCCAACGCCTTCTCCGAGGAACGATTTTTTCCGTCCAGCCAAGCAATTCATATCTGCAAGCAAATTCTTTGTTTCTTCTTCAATCTGCTGCAAGTACACATCAAAGTTGCCTTGCAATTCACCTCGTATTACCTCTTTTGTCAAGTTTGGATACAGCTTTTCGTCAATTTCCAATGTGACTTGGAGTTTAATTTTCACAGTCCCGTCCTCCCCGCGCTTACAGCCCGCCCGGCCATTACTTCCGATTCCGAATCAGTCCAACCACCGAGAGCGCCAATGCCGCCAAAGCTACAATCCAGAATACTGCGTCCATCGCCGTTCCCTCCGTTCATTTATTTTGTTTTGCCGATGTGTTAAGATTGGGTGGAGAGGCCGTCGCTAGCGACCTCTCCGAGGAACCTATTTACGTTTGCCCCGACGGCTGCGTTTGGTTCCTTTTTTCTTTGTCTTACGGCTGCTATGTAGTGCTAGAATGGCCGATGAAAGCTGAATCAGCGCCGTAAGAAGTAGAACCCAATCTTTCAACCTTTTCACCTCTTTCGGAAGCTAATGTTTCACTTCCTGTATATAATATACCGTAATCTGGATATCCAGTCAACACCTTTCCGAATATTTTATTTGATTTCCGGGATTCAATATTCTATAATCTGAATATAAAATACAGAAGGAGTTGAATCTTTTGTTTTCCTACAACCCACTATGGAAATTGCTGATTGATAAAGGAATGAAGAAGGAGGACTACAGGCTCGCTATCGGAATGGGGCGCAGCACTCTTGCTAAGATGGGGAAAAACGAATATGTGTCCATGGAGATATTGGACAAAACTTGCACGCTGTTTGGGGTTCAATTAAGCGATATTGTTGAACACTTGCCGCAAGCGGTCGAGAACGAATAGGAGGGATTAAGCGTGCCAATCTATTCATACGAAAAAGGCGGCAAAGAACACTGGTATTACGCCTTTGAAGTGAAGGACAAGAAGGGCAAGCGGAAGACGATTAAAAAACGAGGGTTTACCGGCAAGACGGAGGCGCGGGCAGCGGAACGACAAGCCCGCGTTGAATGGGAAAAAGGGCAATATGTAGATCCCACGAAAATGACGTACGGAGATTTTTTAAATAACTGGTTCGAAAACAAAAATGATATTTCCGAGCAGACGAGACATACAAACGAAGGACAAATAAAAAATCATATATTACCCGAACTCGGGCATATCCCTCTTCAAAAAGTTGACGTGGAAGATATCGAGGCATTTATAAAAACTTTGCAGAATAAGGAACTTGCCAGTGGAACAGTCAAGAAAATTTTTAATTTGGTGCAAACCTCTTTCCGGGCCGCCCTTAGAAAAGAGTACATAGCAAAGAACCCATTTGATCTATTAGACAAAGGTTCTAAGCCACGGGTGGAAAAAGTAAAAATTGATTATTGGACCAAAGAAGAAGTAAAGCAGTTCCTCGGGAGCTTCGATCATAGATTGAAGATCGTGTTTATACTTGCTATATATACAGGCATGCGCCGCGGCGAAATATTGGGCCTCAGATGGAAGGATATCAACTTTGAGACATCGCAAATAGGTATTCGTCAAATACTCGGTTTCAGAAGAAAGATGAAAGATGGCGCAAAAACAACAGCTGGCGACCGATCTGTTTCTATATCCCCTTTTGTTCTGTCTGAACTTAAAAAGCATAAACTTGTGGTTGAAAGAGAAAAAAGATGGCGGAAGGATGAAAAACACAAAGAATACAACGATAACGATTTAGTGGTTTGCCAACATAACGGCAATTCATTAAGCTGGACTAATTTCGATAAGTATTGGAAAAGGTGCTTAGAGAAATCAGGTGTCAGGCCGATACGTTTCCATGATTTAAGACATACCTGCGCATCTCTTCTTTTAAGTGCTGGAGTCCATCCAAAGGTTGTGCAGGAATTATTGGGTCATTCTTCGATCAAGGTAACTCTTGATTTGTACTCTCACATGATGCCGAATATGCAGGCGGATGCTGTAAAAGCTCTGGATCAAATGCTTAAATAA